ACGGGAACGAGCGTGCAACAACGCTTCGCGACGCGCGGAAACTTGGACTTTTGCCAAGTGTTACAACAATTATCGGATTGCTATCAAAAGCAGGCCTTGATACATGGAAACAGCAACAAGTCCTCCTCGCCGCGCTGACTTTACCAAGGCTTGACGGTGAACCGGAACAGGAGTGGCTTTCGCGGGTCATGCAGGACTCCAAGGAAACCGGACGCAAGGCCGCCGAGCGTGGCGAAACCATACACGCAATCATCCAGTCGTTTTATGAGGGTGTGTATATTCCGGAATTGCCGCCATACGTCAAGATTGTGGAGGAGGCAGTAAACACCCATTTTGGCAACCGTTTGTGGCTTTCAGAGAAGTCCTTTGCACATCCGGATGGGTTTGGTGGCAAGTGCGATTTGATGAGCCGCGCGGACTATCATCAGAAATGGGACGGTGCGGTCGTGGATTTCAAGACAAAGGATGCCCCTCTCGACAAAGCCGAGGTGTACTTCGAGCATATCATGCAATTGGCGGCATACCGGCAGGGTTTAGCAATCCCCAAGGCAAACGCGGCTATTTGCTTTGTCAACGGCACCACCAACGAGGTCAAAGTCGTGGGTATATCGGAAGAAGACCTGCAAAAAGGCTGGGAATGTTTCTCATGTTTGCTTAAGTTTTACCGGATTCGTAATAACATATAGGCAATGCCGAAAGGTGGCGCCAAAAGCGCCATTCACGTACCGAGTAGGCAGACTTTGGGGTTGTTAAGCCACCTCAAGAGGATGCCGAAATTGCGCGGTTTTGTGGCTTTCCCGCCCATTTGCAATAAAAAGCCAAATCTTGACCCCACCCTAGGGTTTGTCCCTAATAATATTGCTTGACTTAGGTGTTAAGTTTTCTTAACCTGTCATTACTCCATTGGGGAGTGAGATAGATAAGGAGATTCAAATGCAAGTAATCGACATCAAAGTAACCAAGGTTGACCAGCTTGGAATGTTGTTAGCACAAATTGCCGACTTAGAGGCGCAAGCAGAGGCCATAAAAGCCGAATTAAAGCAGACTGAGGGTAAGATAGAGGGCAACCTTTACAAAGCCTGCGTAACGCTTTCACAGCGCAACGTAGTCGATAACAAGGCGGTATTTGCCGATGCTAATATTCCAGCAGAATTGATTGCCAAGCACACCAAAACCACCGCAGTTATCACCTTAAAAGTAACCGCACGATAAGGAGCCGGTCATGAAAAAAGAACCAACGATTTGGGATATTTTGGGCGCCGCAGTATTTGGCGCAGTTATGGCAGGGTTTTTAATGTGGGTTTTTATTGAAAGGACGGGTTGGAAATGAGCGTTCCATACAACACCGGCAAGGTCAAAATCGGTATTAATTACCGCCCCAAGCAATATGTAGAAACCGACCCCGATATGCTGAACTTACAATCTTGGTTGATTTGCGACCCAGTTCGTTTGCGCAAGCAATATTGGGCGCGAAAAGCCTACATTGCTCTCTTAATATTCGTCTTTTTGATTATTTGGCTGAGAAGTTAAGATTGTCAGCACTTTGCTGATTTTCTCTTGACGGTCAGCAATCCCTAAATTGCCACCATTGATTCTTCGGGTCATGGTGGCGATGTCCATTTGGTCGGCTAACTCATTTAACCCGCGTTTATTCCAAAACCAGCCGGCTGTAAGCGCCGCTACGCGCGGTTCTTCCACAAGCTGGGGGTTAGATACCAAGTCCTCGCCTAAAGCCTCGCTGGCGGCCGCGTAGTTATCCTTACCGGTCAATTGAATCAACCCGCGCCCGATATACTTCCAGCCATCACCGTCCTCGGTATTACCCATCCTGCCGCCATAAACCTTGTTGGCTATCTTTTCAGGGTTGCGCTCGTACCTTTCAGCCACGTCAATATCCGGAAACCGGCTGGGCCATGTTGCCATCAGGGCTTTGGCTGAATAATTGAGGTTTTCGCGCATGAACTTGAACCCACCGGACTCATGCATACATTGACCTAAAAAGCAGGCTTGGCGCTTGGGGGTGTTGATTTGGTACTTAGTGAATGCGTTATTGAGGGCTTCCGTCCACTTTGGGTCTATCCCAAGGGCTAATAGCTGTGATTCAAGCATCCTTTTTGGCTTTCATATCGATGATTTTTTCCAGCGTCCTGCCGCCAAAGTAGAACGACATAATCAGCATACCCCACTGACCCAGCAGTTCCACGTACTTCTCGTTTGCGTTGTAGCCAAAGGTTGACATTCCAGCAAACAGAAAATATCCCGCAAGAATAGCAATAAGGGTCATGGGACGGATGTTTTTAGATAACCAAGAGTCCGATGCCATATCCGACTGCTGGCGCTTAGTGACCTCTTGGGCTTCAATATTATCGGCTTGCAGTTCAGCCAAACGACCCTCTTGCTGGAGTCGCATGAGTTCCTGCTGGGCTTTGGCTTTGGCTTCGGGGTCAGGAATGAACTTATCCAAGACCTTCATGCCAACGTCAAACAGCGCGGTTAGTGGAAACATATTACCTCCCGATGGCGGTTTCGTTTTCGCCTTTGCGAACCAGCACCTTGTCACCGTCAACAGCAACAGACATAGGGTCGCGGTCAGCCATGCGGTCTAAACGCTCAATAAGCTGTTTCATAATTTCAAACTCAGGCTTTTCCTGCTTTGGACTTGCGCCCGCAACACCGTTAAGCATAGAAATGAGCGCGGTCAACGATGCGCCAAGCAAGCCCATGACTGCGGCCATCTTGGATTCTTCCAGCACAATCGAGGCGCCCACACCAATCACCACTATAAATGTGATGTAGAAAAGACCTTGTTTGCCGATGGATTTACCAGCGACTTCTTTTGCGGATTCAATTGGCTCGTTCATTTGCGTACAAAAAAGTCTGTAATGTAAGTGATAATTCCACCGCCGACCGAGGCAACACCCATTAGCGCCCACAGGCTACCTTTTGAGCGTTCAGCCATATTGACCAGCTTTTTAATATCGGCTTCCATAACGTCAATCTTGCGTTCCATGGAGTCAAACTTCTTCTCGTAGTCCTCTACTTTTTGCCAAAGCACACCGTACTTGACTGGGTCGATTTCAAATGCCATAAAATCACTCATCTGCTGGGAGCGGTGTGTTGCCCTCGGCTACCCATGCTAGGTATTGTTGGTAGTCTGTGTTGTCAGGGTCAAATGGAATATACGCACCATCTTGCCTTAAAACCATATAAGGTTGGTTTGATAAACCGTGATTAATTAATTTATACATAATCATAACTCCGCAGAAGCAGAAAAACCAAAAATAATGCCGTAGCCACCTGTTGTGACATTGCCACCGCTTCTATTGATAACAGTAAACCCATATTTATAAGTATCGCCAATTGAACCTGTGTTTGCCGCCAAATCTGCACCAGTCCAGCCATTACTTGCCATACTTGTTGTGCTTGTTGTGTAGCTATATAGCGTTACGGTTGGGTTTGCTCTTTTTGATACTTTAAAAAATAATGGCCCCATAGTTTCTTGTGCTGTACCAGTACCACCATTAATAGTGTTTGTTCCTGTTTTTAAAAAAACATAAGCATTTGGCACATTTGTTGGTACTACTTGTTCTGTGTTTCCTTGGTTATATGAAGTTTCATAATACCGCTGACACAATGCTAACTCAGTACCATAAGGTCTGTAATCAAAGCTAGTAGCTGTAGAGCCTACCTCTAGCTGAACTCCTGTGATGTAGAAAGTTGCTCCGTTTGTGCCGACTACGGATGTTTCGCCTGTTGGTGCTAAAGCACTTGAAGCCGCCCATGCACCAGCAGTTCCTAAACTTGCTGACCCAGTTCCAAGAGAAAAATACAAGCCAATTCCCTGACCATTATTTGTTAGCCAAGTTCCTGTTGTGTCGCCAGCAATAGTAATGGTTTTATATTCCCAAGTATTTGCGGCAGAAATTGTGTAGCTGTACGGATATGCTCTTGTTTGTGCTGAGTTTTGCAATGCACCACCAAAAGTGCCTGTTAGCGAACTACGCACCCAAAACGACAAAGTGACCGTTTTAGCGTTTGCAGAACCCCAACCTAAGTCGGCAATATTAAAGCCTTCAATAAATTGACGAATAGCAAAATAATCAGATGAAATAACCGAATACGCAGAAGATGATGTTATGCCAACATAATTTGTAAATCCTGCTGGGGGAGTTACAGAACCAGCGTTTTGTTGAGCGGTTAATTTAGAAGATTGACTTACAATAACTTGAAACCTATCAACAGGATAAGCGTTTCCACTAACACTAGCACCAGCATTACGCTGGTCAATCACCATCGCACCATTGATGATGCGATTCTTCATATTAACGGATGGAGTTACCGCATTAGCAGTAATACTCCCGTTGTACATGGGAGTTGTTATTCCGGTGTCGCCATTTAAGGTAATTGGCATATTACGCTCCTAATCTTTGGGCTTGTTCAGCTTTAAATGTTTCGTATGCTTGGCGAACTTCGGGTGTCCATGCCGCATTAGCGATGTCTTGAACCTTTTGTTCTTGACCGCTAATGTCTGAATCAGGGGTTAATACCCAACGATGGAAAGTGCGAGATACAAACTCACCATCTCGTTCAATAATGGTAGCTTGGCGAACTTGAACAAAATACTTATCAACAAGTTCAATTCTGTCAATTTCAATTTTTTCTGTTAGTGCCATATTTAATCCTTAAGCCGCCCGATATTGAAAAGTTACATAACATTGTGTGCCATTTTGAGTTGTAAGAGTTGTATGAGTTCCAGCAGAACCATAATCTGCTAAATTAATACTATTACTTGTAACTCCTAAAAAGAACAATCCATAAAGAGTTCCTGTAAAAAAATAACCGCCAAAAGCACCGCCAACAGATTGTTGGTCACCTGATATAGTAAATGGAAGGGTAATATTTATTCGTGCAGTTTTTGTTGTTAGCATTTGCAAACAAAAATTAAGTGAAACGATGTTTCCAGTTTTTGTATATCTTATAGATGCACTTCCGGTATTACTATCAATAAATTTATAGTCTGTGTTATAAACCCAAGTTGCTCCACCCGATGCACTAACCACAGGTGTAAAAGTTCCTTCCTCATAATCATCTAGCGTATTAGCGTCTGAACTTGCTGATTGAGTAGCTGGAAATGTAATACCAGCACCGCTTGTTGATGGGGTAGCGTTACCAACGCCTAAGCAGTTTAGGATTTGAATACCCTCGTTGGTGTTTACTTTTAGTGCAGTTGTGCCGTTAGATTGAAGTTCAATCTCACCACTTGTGTCGGCACTTTGAATCAGCCCTGAACTGGTGCTGGCATTTATCAATACGGACATTATGCTACTCCTTTTGGATGACGGGCTTTGACAGCAAGACAGTCAGCAATGTATTTATCAATCTGTGCTTGGTCACCCTTTACTACACCATCAATGTAATCGGTGATGGGTGGGTATTCTGCGGCACGTTTAGCAATATAAGCATGAGCATCAACATAAGCCTGAACTGCGGCTTTATCGTATGCGACTTCGTTGCCGTCTGCATCGTAAGCAATATCATCTGACATGCTTACAATTTGTGGGTTAAGTTTGTAAATAGCTTGAATATAAATCATGCGGCAATCTCCATGGCAATAGTGTATAACTTCCATCCATCAGCGTTATACCTAACTGTGTTTCCGCCATTTCCAGTTTTAAAGTAAACGGTATAAGTAACCGCAGAAGTTGTAGCTGGCGAATCAAGAGTTGTAAATGTTATTGGTGTATGGTAATCAGGGCTTCCATTGACATAAACACCGCCAGCGGCATCAGCCGCACCACCCGAATAAAGATTAACAGATGCGTTTCTATATATAGTTGCCCAACACCAATTTGTTGACACCAAAGAATTAACCATGCCTTGATGAATTATTAAAATTTTGCTTGACGCAGAAGATGGCGTAATTGTTACATTATGATTCGTGCAAGATTGAAAAGATGCTGATGTTGTGGAATATTGCGTAGTGGAAGAATTTTGCACTACTTGCAGTACGCTACCTGTTGGAAGTGCTGATTTAGGAATATTCTGAGTGCCGCCAACAAGAACAGTTCCGCTTGTTGCGGGCAAATTCAACACAGTAGAACCGGCAATCGCTGGTTCCTGCAACGTCACGCTACCGGATGTTGAGCCTACTAAAACAATAGACATAATTTAACTCCTAGATTTTCGTTTATTTTAGTAGTTTTCATTTTATAAAACCACCCATCTTTGACCGCTTGGAACTGTTACGGTGGCACCGCTGTTAATCGTAATTGGGCCAACGCTTGATGCATTCTTGCTGGTGCTTAGTGTATAAGAAGTCGTGACTGTGACTCCGTTTTCTACAAACACCTCATCACCACCACCGCCGGTTGCTCCACCGCCTAATTGACCCCATGCACCGCCTTGGTAGCCCTCAAACTGTGCTGTTGTGGTGTTATAACGAATCTGACCGTTAACAGGGCTTACAGGGCGCTCTGCTGTCGTTCCTGCTGGAATTAAAGCAAAGCCGGTGGCTGTCATAGTGACGTTGCCGGTGAACGTTGGTGTTGAGAACTGCGCGAACTCTACTGCCTCACCCGCAACCGTACCAGCAACCAAGTTCACAATCTTGTTAGTGTTCATGTCAAGGTTGCCGGTCATTGGGGTTTGACCGTCCGCCGCGACTGAATCCGTAAGAGCAGACGCAATATCTGTAAGGGTGTTATTAGCCCAAGTAGACGATATGGTTGTGCCGGTGACTACAGGGTTGCCAGCCGGCAGGGAATAGGTACCTGACCCGTTTCTACTCATCTGATGCTCCTTTTTCTGCCGCTTTCATAATTAATAACTTAGCAAGTCGTCTTTGTTCAGGTGTTCCGCTGTTTGCTAAATCCAGCACCGGTCTAGATGCCTTACCAGCACCATAAACAGCCTCACCGACTAAGCGTGGGCTTTGTAAAGGCAAGGTTGCCAAAGGAACCAGCGCGGCTGGGCCACCACCGACTGCCAAGGCTCCAACACCGCTACCGGCTGTCAAACTTGGAATAACACGCTGAATGCCGCGTGGGGTAAATGTGTTCATGGTTTGACCGGCTACTGCTGGCATCAAGTCCACACCGGTTTCTCTGCGCAATGTGTCAGCCAAATCTTTACGGTATGCATAGCTTGTGTTGACGTTATCGCGCCCCAAAGACTGCAATTTGCGCAACGCTGAATCCACCGATGCTTTGTCGCCCAAAGATAAGGCTTTTTCAAGTTCACGCTCTAAACCAAGCGCGTCCTCATAATCCTTCATTGTTTTGGCATAGTTCTTGTCTTGCTTAACAATGGTTTGCTTAACGATGCCGCGTGTTTGGGTAAGAATGCTTTTAGCCTCGTTACTCATATCATTGCGGTAAACGTCGTCAATCCTGCGCTTGAGCGCGTCTAAACCTTCTGCTGTGTGCAATTCAGGCTTGGCTCTCCATTCGTCAACCACAGCCCTAATTTCAGCCACATCGTCCAAGGTCTTTTGACCAACCTTTGATGCAGATACCCCGCCCACCCCTTTGATGGTCAAGCCTTGGATTGCATCGTCAAACTTTTGCTCAATTGGCTTAAAGTCTAAAAATACCTGATTCTGCTTAGTGCTTTGGATTCCCTGCTCATACGCACTTCTGCGGTTCTGTTTCAAGGTTTGCATAGCACCTTGGGCTTGCTCCAAAAGGTCGGTTACAGGCACCTGACCCCGCATATTCTGCACAAATTGCTGGTTTCCGGTCTGTCCTGCTCTAAAAGCCTGTTTTACCGGTTCGCTACCAACCCCTGTAGAAAGCCCCAGCGCCTCTGCCATGAACTTGCCACCGGTTCTAGCCACTGGTGCAATTAATTCGCCTGCTGGCCCTGCTATCGCGCCAAAAGCGGCAGATTCGCCACGACCTTGCTGGTCAGGGGTCAAAGCATAGCCTGTTGTGCCACCAATAATGGACTGTTGCCCCATAGCGCGGGCATAACTTGGCAAAGTTCCGATGGTTTTAGCCACTTGTGGAACTTGGGCGACCATGTTTAAGCCTTTTTGCGCCGCACCAAATGGCAACAAATATGAGCCAATTTGACCGGCTGTTGCAGATACAGGCGACACGCTCTTGGCACCTTGTGTCATTGCCTCGCCCACCTCAACCATACGGTTGCCGGCTTCAGGAAATGCCATTTGTGTAAGGGCGCCTGCACCTCTAATCAGTTCACCAGCACCACCAACCAAGGCTGGGCCAACAACACCGCCTCTGCCACCGGTTTGTGGGTTGCGCAGACTGTTTAAGAAACGGTCGTAAGCAGTCGCTGGCTTTGGTGGTTCTGCGGTTTGTCCTTGTGGCAATTGCGACAAAGCCGATGCCATGTCCTCTTTAGACATTCCATCAGGAAACTCAACCTTACCAACTCCGACGACGTCAACAATTTGCGGCATATTACTCCCAGCGTTTTAAAGTAGGGCTCCAGCGCAAAGTGGCAGATGGTGCGCCACCTTGTATTCCAGCCTTCTGTTTTGCAAGCGTCATACCGCGATTGAGGTTCTCTTCAAACTCACGCGCGGCTTTAATAAACTCAACCTCAGACTGAGCAAGGTTCATACGGTTTAATGCAGAGGTCGCTTTTTCGCCCTCTTTCTCAGTAATTTGACCTGAACCCTTAAGCTGTTGGAAAGCCTCAAGGAATGTTCTGTCTTTGATTTGGTCTAAACGGACGCGGAAGTTTGAAACATCCGTACCGCCTTGGAATGGTAACCAGCTTGGAACACCAGCACCAACAGCCAACTCAAAGCCAGCCTGTGGCTTGCGACCTTGCACTTGTTTGCCATCAACAGTAACGGTGTAGTCAATCTTTTCTTTGCCTGATTTGTCTTTAACAATACGAGCATCGCCAATTAAGTCGTTAACGTTGCGCAATGTGTCCTCAATTGTTGCAATCACACGAGGTGCGTTTTCTAAGTTTTCCATGCGACGCTTTTGCACATCAGCAAACACTTGCTTATTGGCTTCAGATAAGTCTCTTGGTGACATTCCACCTACAGCCGGTGCGCTTGGCATCGATGCGTTTACAACCGGTGCATTTGCAACAGGCGCCCCTGCTGGACTAGGAACAGCGCCTCCTGCTGGCGGTGCAACTGGCGCGGCTCCTGCGGCTGGCGCTCTGACTCCTGTTGGAGGGGCCATACCGGTGTCGTATTGGAAACGTGCGCCTTCTAACGGTGTGAATGATGGTTTAGTTCCACCCTCAACAAAGGTTGACAATGGGTTAGAAGAGTTAACGTTGACCCAGCCTTGACGCTCACTTCCGTCGGGGTTTGGAATTGATGCCTTTTCCCACTTTGGCCCCTCTGTCAGCTTCTTCATAGAAACTGTCTGCAAGGCAGGGTTGTAAGCAGTCGCACCAAACATATAACGCTCTTGACCTTCCGGCTTGGCTAAGAACTCGGTGACCTCGTCTGCATAACGCTGACGCAATGCTTTGGCAAGGTCTGCCGCCTGTTTGTCGCCTTTTTCAGATAAGCGGGTTGCCGCAAAGGTTTGTGCCAAGGGCGCGGCATATTGGAAAAAACTAGGTGCAACATAGCGACCGCTCACCATTTGACCGGATGGCATAGATTGACCCTGTTGCAAGAGCAACTGAGCCATTTGCTGTTGGCGATTTAGTGCCTGCTGTTGCTGGAACAGTTCAGGTGGTAATGTGCCGATGCCTGCTTGTGGTGTGGCCATATCTTAAAACTCCTGCGATGCCAACATTCTGCTTTGTTGCGAATATGGTGTTGTCCCATAATTGCTGGACACTTGGTATTGCGTATAAGGGTTATAAGTTCCGATGCCACCCATTTGAACGTCTCTTGCGTTCATCTGTTCCGGTGTCATTTTGTCCTTACGCAAAGCCTGCGCTAAAGCCATCGGGTTCATGCCACCACCTTGGGCGGTTTGACCGGCTTGGCTCACCAGCTGGTTTTGCTGGGCAAGCGCCGCGTTCTGCATAGCCTGCTGGTTTGCAATGTTCTGAAACACAGGAGTTAGCCCACCAACCTCTTGCATTTGGTTTTGGGGTTGCATCTGTGCAATATAAGGATTCATGTAAGGTGTCATCATGGGATTAGTCCGTAATCTACGACCTTGTAACCGTCGTCAAGGGTTGTAACAGCGTATGGATAAACCTTCTCAACCTCGTCAGCCATAACACCAACGTGGGTGCCATCACCGGCAAGTTTGTGCTTCTTAAACTCGTCTTTGTATTCAAAACTGTAAAGAGTAAGCCCGTTTTCCATCACACCAATCGGCTTAATGTTCTCTTTCATGCGGGGGTCGCAAGCCATAATTGCCGCACCACCGAGGCTAAATAAGCCTTGATTTAGGTTGGCTTGTGCCGCTTGTTTAGCGTTAAAGTCGCCCATTTGAGCGTTGTAGCCCATTTGTGCCGCGCCCAGCAAATCAGGGCCGCTTGTGGTGGCTTGTTGGGCTGAATTAACAAACTGTGGGCCTTGAACTTGGGCGCCTGTGCGAACCGCAGACAAGGTGTTTAGTGGCTCGTTGCGCAAATAAGCCTGCTCTTGCAGGGCAGATTGGCGGGCCTGCTGACCAACACCAAAACCTTGGGTTGTTGCGGCGGCAAGCAAGTCGTTCTCACGCTGAGCTTGATTGCGCATCGCGCGGTCGTAAGCCTCAGAACCAATATCAATGCCTTTATTGGCTAATTGTTGCTGTAATTGCTCACGAGTTTGCTGAATCTGTGGGGCAAGCCTTTGCATATAAGCATCTTGGTAGCTTTGGCTTGGATTAAAGCCTGTGCTTGGCAATGCCGCAGTATTAAATGGGGTGTTGAGCATATTCTCAACGTAGGTCAAGCCTTGACCCGCAATCTTGCCTAAACCTAGGCTGGTTTGATTTTGGTAATCAAGCAACTGTTGCTGTGCTGGGCTTAAAGTCTGCGTGGCAGTCCATGTTGGGTTGCCATATGGGTCAGCGCCGGTAACAGCATAAGTTAAGTTACCATAAGGAGTGACTTGATTGACGCGGTTAGCCGCAGTCGCAAGACGTGCCGCATCAATATTGCCTGACGCTGTTTCTTGAGCCGCCGCTCTGTAATCAGGTGCCGCAGGCGCACTCGGCGCAGGCCCTAATCCTAAAAATCCACCACCACCCATATCAAGCCTCCATCTTTTGTCTTAGAGGGCTACGGATGTTTAACCACCGACAGTCCTCTTTACGCATCGCCATAATTACCAAATCGCCATCCATATGGGCATCCGGTATATCGGCTACAACTTTAAAACCAAGGTGTCGGTTTAATCGTAAGGCATCTTCATTATCCTTACAAATTTGCCCTAGTATAACGCTAACACCGAGTTTGTTAAAGGGGTAATCAAACACCGCCCATAAAAAATCTTTACTTGCCCAATGCTCACCAACACTACCAATATGTATTTCGCAAGCCTTTGGCATAAAGTTCGTGTAACCAGCTACTGCTACTAAGTTACCGTCCTTCATCTGACCAATGCATTGTGTCGTTTCGGGCAACGGATGGTTAAGGATTCTAACAAGCCAGTCGCCCATGTATCTTTGATTTTCAGTAGTAACCGTCCTCACAAGACCCCGCCACGCTCCATTACATAATCGGTTGATGCCCAATGAAACTCAATATTCTGTGATGCCACGTTCAGGCTGATTGAGCCTGCATAGCCTAATCCTGTCACACCCTGCCATATCTTGGTAGTGGTCAAAATACCACCCCAATTTGCGTTATCCCAAGTGTCTAAGTCCCACTCACCGGTCTGCAAAATAGCAGGGTTAAACGATATTTGGTTGGTCAGGTCAACGGTGTCAAAGTCGGTGGATATACCGCACAGAACCGTTGGCAGTCCGTTGTCTGTCTGCAAAATAGGGCGAACCAAGGTGAACCGTTTTAGCTGTCCTCGGCTCTCAAAATAGCTGTAAGCCTGCTGGGCAAAGGCTCGGATGTTGGTTCCAGCGTCGGCAAAGGTATCGTAAAATTTGCCCACAAAGCCGTTTCCGCCAAAATACATATCATCGCCTGATGATTCCCAACAATTTGCCTGTATGCCGGTGAAACGACCCCACGACTTGGTAATGTTGTGCATTACATATTGTTCTGAGGCGCCCGTCACCGGAACGTTAACAATCAGCATATTTTGCTTGGCAAAGTAAGCCATCTGCCAGCCAAAGTTCTGCGCATAATCGTCTGCCGCCTTGCTGATGGCATAAAAAATCTTGTCTGTCAGGTTAACGCGAGGGTCAAGGCGGGTGGATTGCAAGCCTGCGGACATTGGTGTCAAACCGTCCTCAGTCAAAAGCAATAAATCACCGCCAAACTTAAAGAAACACTTGCGGGCAAAGGTTTGACCAATCTGCCAAACACCCACCAAAGACCAATCGTTAGGGTCTGATGGGTCTGAACCCTTATAAACAATGACTTCACCGTTGCTGGTGACAAACGCGGCAAGGTCGTCGACCCCATATCCTGCGTCAATCGTCCAAGTTCCCATGGCTTGCAAATAACCACCCCTGCGGGCGATGCCTCCAAGTGGAAACTCGGTCACCGTACCGTTGATGGAATCAACCGGCAAGTACCAAAAGGACAGGCTGTTCTCTTCTACAAAGTAAAGTCGCTCTTTAAAAAGGTTGATATTGGCGAAAGTGTTGCTGTTTTGGCCAAGAATGTAGTAATCAATCGTATATGTGCCAACGGTTGTGGCATCACCACTGGGCGCGGTGGCCATCGTATAAGTAAACGTGGTAGCACCGGTCACAGTTATGCGGTATGTACCGTTAAATTCAGCAGGAACAGCACCGGCAACCGTCACAGTATTGCCTGTCACCAAGTTATGTGCGCTGGCAGTCGTCAATGTGGCTGTCAAATTGCCTGTTCCACCCCTTGTGATGGTAGAAATAGTCTGCGCAACGTTGGTAGTGGCGCTTTTTTGCCATCTTGTACCGTCATAAACAACCATCGGGTCAAAACCGTTAACCGCAGGCATAAATGAACCGCCGGCTGTAGTTAGCATCACATGAATCCAGCGACCGTCCGTCAAGCCTGTCAAAGACTGTGTGGCGGTTGATGTGCTGGCATCATAAATAATCGTATCGGTTGCCGCAAACAGCTTAGTGCCGGTTGGGCTGGAATAACTCATCAAAGACTTGACCGCGCCGGTAATGCCTGTGCTGGACTTGGTGTAGCCCTTGCGCATGGTCACGTCGGTCGGTGTCGGGAAGAAGTTAACAAGCTGAACCGCATCCAAGGGGTTCATTTCTGCCAGCGAATCGCGAGCATTCCACCCACCAATCGGGGATGCCAACGATGCAGTAAAGGCTCGTCTTTGTTGAGGTACTGCCATGGTTAAGTTCCGTAACCGGTGTCAGGGATATTTGCGTAACCGATAAGCACCTTGCTTGGGTAAGGCGCAAACGATAAATTGGCAGAGCCTTTGTCGTTGGCTTTAACCACGTTAAGAACCCTGAAATAGTCCTGTTGCAACGCGGTTGTGTCAAACGACTTAATTTGAAAATACTTTAATTTTGTGCCAAGCACCAATAAACGGTCGTCATAAATGGTCGTGTCGGTGTCTGCTGTAAAGCTGTTCTTGATTTGACCGGTTGCACTACGCGCCCAGCCTTTAGAACGGTACTCAAAGCCTAAGTATTCTTTGGTGTTATATGGTGGCCAAATTTGGAACTGCTGACCCAAAATCCTCCAACGGATACGTGGGCCTGTTGAGATATAACCGGACTTTAGCCACTGCCATTGCTGGGCATCTTCAGGGCCAAGCATCTGCCAATGTTTAGTCTTATCCCAGTGGGTGTTGTCAGTAATCGTCTCAAAATCAGCCGGCAAGTCATACTTGGTCTGAGAGAAGTTAAACTGCACACCGGTATAAGTTCCGCTTGCAAGCTGGCTCATAACGATGGTTGATAAGCCTGTGCCTGAATTGTAGGTCACGCTTTGAACGTAGGTGTCTTGGTTGATGCCGGTGCCGGTAATTGAATAATCACCGTTTAAGGCGGTGGCATTGCCAGCAACGATAATGTTGTAGCTGTTGTCGCTGACGGTGTCGCCTGTAAACTGCACCGCATCGGTATAAAAACGATACTCCACCTCTAAGCCCTGCCAGTCCGTTTCTTTGACAAGTTCATATCCTTGCGCGTTCATCAGCGCTAGAACTTGCTGTACGTCTTGGCTTGTATTGCCCTGCACATAAGTGGGGACTGCTAGGTTTAATTCAGCGGTTACTTGCTGAACTAGCTGGAGCATCGTTTGGCTCATATCATGCTTCCTCTACGACTTTTGGTTTACGAGTTCGGGGTTTCTTTTCACCAACTGCCGCAAGTATCGCCGCCATTTGCTCTTGCATTTGTGACAGCTTCGCATCAGTTTCAGCCTTAAGTTTAGCAGTTTCTTCATCTTTTTTGGCAAGTTCTTGCTTTAAAGCGTTAATTTCTTCTGCGCGTTTGCTTGCCTCTGCTGTTTCGGTGGCTAAATTTAGGAACGTCCGAGCCTTGTCTCTAAACGCATGGGGTGACATACCAGCAATCATGCCGATGCGCTGTAGCTGTAAGTCGGATGCGTTGGCGATGGATTCCACCGTCATAAACTTCACACCTTTAAGTTCTTGGGCTTGGGACTGACTAATCAGTGGCCATTGCTCAACCGGTGTTCCAAGGATTTCGTTGCTTGAATCTTGAGTAGCTTGGTATTGCAACCATTGACGTGGAAACCGTTGTTTGTGGCTTTCCTGTGCATAGGTGTCGATTTCGGTCAGGTTATCGCCGGCGACCATGATTCGTACAAAATCAAAGTCTTTAAAAATCG